GTGGACAAAATATTGGATCTTATTTTTCTTTAGATCATTGGGCGCATAGTTTCTCCGTATAGAGAGAACTAATCGGCTGCCTTCTTCTACAGTTACAATGTAGGGCAATTTTATTCCTGTTGGCTCACCGTTAGAACCAACTTCTTCGAAACCTTCTAAGTCTAAATTTACATGACACTCTAACAGAGTATACATTGTTTCTTGCTTACCAACTTTTTTAGTTCCATCTAATTCTTTTTCTTTTTTCTCTACAGTGTTTTGTTCAACATTGCTTGGAGGAGATAATTCTATATCTCTATAAAAACCATTGACTTGTTGTTTTCTTAATTCATTTTCAGACATTTTAATAACGTGTATGACTGACTCTGCATCATCAATACTTGTTGCAGTATAAGGAACAACTAATTCATCTGCTGGTACAAATTTAGATACAACCCTAGCCATAGGCACGTCGTAATAAACTTTTTTAAATGTAGATCCTGAAAGTGGTAAATGAAATAGCATAGAGTCAAACTCTGCTTCATATTCTTTCATCTGATCCATAATTAAATAATTCATGAAATCTTTTACACGAGTTGCTTGTTGTTCTGTTTGTGGATTTTTAACACCTATAACTTGTGTTCTTACGGGTCCGTCTGCTGGTAATAATTCTTTATAAGCTTGTGCTTGAAATTGTGTAACAGCCTCTGCTAATACTGGGTGCGTTGCACCTGATGCACCTTGAAAAGGTTCTGTTCTGTTTTCGTATTTAAATCCAAGAAGATCTAAACCTGTTGTGTAAGATTGTTCCCAATCTTTTCTTGATGCTTTGTAGTCCATGTAGTTTT